ATCCATAGCTAAAACTGACAAACTAAAACGTAATATGTTATCCTCGTTACCTACATTATTAACTATGATATGAGATAAAGGAAACATTGTCTGCTTCGATAAATCTATTCTTGTGATATCTCCAGTTGTAACTGTGTTGACATTTACATCTGCTAACAGTTGGTTCTTAATTGTTTCGGTAACTTGATAAAATCCTTTCATTTAAAACTTACTTTTTATTTGTTGTGCTTCTATCTCTGCTTTCTCTTTCATAAAGGATAGCATCGTAAAACATTGATGTACATTTAATTCAGTGATATCTTCAAATTTTGTAATATCTCCGTTAGAGAGCCCATAAATTGATTGATACCAACCCCACTTTGCTCCAAAGTTAGCTGCTCTTGAATAGCCTCCATTTCCGTTTGATTGTTGGAAGAGTGAATCGTATGCTTCGATAACTCCATTCCTAAATTCAGAAAAAAAAACACTGAACCAATTGCAGCACCCAAAGGCATATCTTTCATTACCTCTGGATTCTTTACATCGTACTCTTCAATGTTATATTTACCAACCTTACTTGTTTTGATTGGTCTGTATAATACATTCATTGCAACGTGCATTTGCTCCCATTTAGAAACATTGTTATCCAGATCTATATACTCTCCTAAAGACATTTCGTCTAAGTCTGGAATGAATCCATATTCAATACCATTCATCTCAAACCGTTCTGTATGTTTTGGTGTTTGGTTAAGTAGTTCTGTAATGATATCTACAATAGCAGCTGCACTAGACATCTTTAATTTGTAGCTATCTGATAAAGGAATCCCACAGAATATCTCTATCAATTTAGCATCCAAGAAATTACCCTCTGGATTGTTTTCAGCTATTTTTAAATACTTTTGGTATTGTCCTAGCGTTACTTCATTAAGTGATGTCGGTACATTTATTTCAATCTTCATAAATCATTTGATTTTCCCTTAGTTGTATAATGAAAAAAACAAGCTATTTTATGAAATAAGCCTTACAATTTTCGTAAGCCTTTGTAAGTAAGAAAAATTCGTTGTGGCTCATTGGCTTTCTGATCCTAATTTGTTTGCCTGTTCTGTGATGTATGAAGCACTCTACAACTGCTATCATTTGCCTATTGTCCATTATCTCACAAAGTATTTTCCAGCGTTAGGGTTCTTTAATTGAGAAGAAATTGCGTAACGTGCAGCATCAATGCAATGGTTAAAAGCATCAATAGGTTTATTAATGGTGTTCCCTTCTCTATCTTTCATCCAAGTATAAGACTGCAACTCTTTTATTAGGTTCTTGCTTCTACTTGTTACAAATATTTTGTTTTGGTTTATTAGATTGATTCCATATACAATTGAGTCTTTACCTTTAGTACAAGGCAATACTTTATGTCTGTATGTTCTTAGTTCCGCAATTGATTTAGGCTCTGCTGAGTCTGCATAGATTACACCCTCTATATTATTTGTAGTTAATAGATTTGAGATGTCTATGTTTAGAAGTTTTTTTTGGTATATAATCTCATCGAAGATATACCCATCATTGTATTTATATAATGCTATTGCAGTTGTTGGATCATTACTATATCCAAAATCCATTCCGTAACATAGCAACCTTGCTTCTTCTGGTAGTTGGTTTATCTCTTTCCAATCTGTAATACATACACCATCTAAAGAACCAATCTGTCCAAGTCCATATACTTGCCACCAGTTACTCCAATAGGTAGAGTCTTTTGCTTTCTCTCTTGCTCGTTCAATATCTTTTACAATGGTATCTGGTAATGCTTCATTGTCTAAATAGGTTAATGTAATGAAGTCTGCATCATCATTTCCAGCTACTTCTTTATGTGCCCAGAAGTTTGCAGTTGGATTAAAGTCAATCCATATATCTCCAGAGGTTCTTATTGACAATTGTTGGTATGCCTCAAAGGGAACATTGTTTGCTTCATTTACATACAATACATTTCTTCTTGCACCTCTTAATTTATCTGGTTGTTCTACTGAGAAGAACTCAATATAAGATCCATTAGTAAAAGTATAAGTTAAAGATGACCTATTCCATTGGCTATCTTTAAACCTATTAGTTAGAAGCATTATCTTTAAGAAGTCTCTAATACATCCCCTTCTTAAATGTGGTATAGACTCAGATACCACACTTGTTTCTAAGTTAGGTGTTCTAATACATCTATCTATTAAGATAGGAAGTATCCCAAAAGTTTTACCAGCAGAAGTACCACCTTGTATTACTTTCTTTCTATTCTTTAAAGCATGGAGTTTCCTAATTGCAGTTGTTGTTTGGAACATCTACAAATCAAATAATGGTTGTTCACTATTAACTGTTATATCTTTTGTTTCTTTTGGTTTACCAGCATAATAGTTATAGAACATTTGGACATATTTAAAGTCTCCATTTTCCACTCCTTTTTCTAATGCTTTAAATGCCTTTGGTTCTAACGGAGATAATCTTTCAATCATCTTTACTTCTTCTGATTTAGATGGTCTTCCTCCCTTATTTCCTAACGTTCCTTTATTGTTTTCTCTCTTGTCCATAATCAGTTTAAATCAGTTAACTAATTATATAATAAGAAAAGCGATCTATTTTATTTTATATCTTACTTTTTTTCTTCAACAGTCATATTAATAGCAGTTACAATTGCCTGAACTTCTAATGCTAATTTGTAGCACATCTTTTCTAGTAGTGCTATTCTTTCATTTATTGTGTGTTTCTTTTGCTTCATATTTATTATATTTTAATCCTTAACTTAGATTCAGTAACACTAAAGAAGATTCCCCAATCAATTTAAACTCTTTATGTTTGTGCCTTCTCTCTAAGCTAAGAATTTATTTTAATTCTTTTTTTAATTTCTCTATGTATAATGTTGCATCCATCAACTCCTCTTGCAGATGTTGTAGCCATTCTAAGGAACTTAAATCATTCCTATCCATTGTCTTATTATACTTCTTTATTCCTACCTCTGAACGTTGCTTAAACGAGCCTATAACATCATCAACTATTGTATCTTTCATATTAGTTTATCACTTAGTTCTTGTATCCATTGTCTTATTCTATTCTTATTGCAAGTGCAAATCTCTGAGTACTTATGATTGAAGTGCTTTGCATGAAGTCTGCACATTGTTTTAAAGTCTTGGTTAGACATTTTAGTTGTGATTCTTTCCTTTACTCCATTCCATATTAGTTTATCTTCTACCATAAATTTATATCATTTAGGTTCTCTTGTCTTTCATCACATCCACAATCTGGATAGAGTTTCTTCCATAACCATTTAATCCCTGTGTAATATGTAATTCGTTCTATTAAGTCTCCTAGTCTCATTGTTTAAAGTTTTAATACTGCATCAATTAAAACTGAAATAAGGCAAAATATAACAATGCCTAATAAAATTAATTGAAATATCTCTTGTGTTTTTTTTGTGTCTCTCATAATTTTTATTTTAAAAAGTGGTGCAGCCATACTCACGTATAACTTGCGACAATTAATATGAAGAGTCAGCTACACCTACTTTGATTAATCTTTTACTTTATCTTTTAATGCTTTCTTTACCTTTCTAAATGTATTGTACAAAGAATGATATGTGATATTTGTTTTGTTTGATAACTCTGTAATTGAGTATTCATCTTGTATAAGGTTGTACACCTTTTTATCATACCAATGCAGTTTATCTAACTCTGATTCTACTTTCTCGTTCTCTCCTTCATAGTCTATGTATTCTCCAGATGCTAAGTCCAGGCATAAATCAATAGATGTCTTTGGCAATCTATTCTTCTTATTTTCCAATTGTAAAAATGTTGTCTTAAGTGTTTTGTATATGTAATAATAATTTACCTCATTATTGTAAGAAATATCTAATCCTTTGTTCAGCATCTTGCCGATTATTAAATACATATCTCCTACAATATCCTCTGCTTCATATTTAGTACAACCAAACTTTAAAGTTGTATTAATCCATTTCTTGTGAGACTCATATACTTTCTCTAACATTACATCAATGCTTTATAAAGTTTTGAATACCCTTCCTTCTGTGCCTCGATGCACGTATCATAAATGATAGCACCAGACTTTAACAGTTCCTTCTCTTTGTACACATCGCAAGTAACTCCCTTACGTGATCGTATAAGTTCTATCTCATACCCTTTGTCTTCGCAGTAGTTTGTCATTGTAACAAAGTCTGGTAGACCTAAATTATTCTCTTTCAATTGTTGCATCAAATCCTAATTTTTTAAGTTCTCTTATTCTATACTCTTGCAATTTGCTTACAGGAGTCTTTGCTCCTTTTACTTCGATGAATTTAACATCGTCTGGCTTAAGTGCCAATAGGTCTGGTATTCCAGCTTTGTTGGTGCTAATTAATTTTAACACATAATATCCCTCCGCTTCGTATTTTTTAATTAGTTTACTTTGATATTTTGCTTCGCTCATAATCCACAGTGTCCAGAATCACATTCATTAAAATCATCATCAAATAATTCTGTTTGTGTTTTCCATTTGATAATATCTTTATACATTATATCACTTCTCCATTTACTTTTATTTGTTTCTTGGTCTGCAAACCATTGCATTTTCTCTGGGTGTTTGTTGTGCATCTTTTTTAAAAGCAGAGGACTTCTCCACCAGCAACCAACGCAATTATTCATATAAGCAAACCTTACATCCTTTTCTTTCCAAAACTCTTCTATTGTATCTTTATAGATATTATCATTAATTAATGGAAATTCTGGTTTGCAGTATTTATAAACTCCCCAAGAATTACGACCATCTTTTAACTTTGTGAAAGTTGCTTTTACTTTTGTAAATCCATCTTCATCTGTTTTTTCCATCATTTTTATTGCTCTTCTTGTTTCGTTTGCACGATAACCAAAACGCATTATTACTGGTTCTTTTACTTCTTCATACATCCAATGTAAGATTGGAAGCGTTTTAAGTTCTGTTGTGCAATACCTAGCCATTTTATTAGGTAAATATTTAGTTTCTTTTTTAGTCTTTATAATTGAATCATCAAAAGTTTTACCACTTACCCAATCAATTTTAGAACCTATGTACTGTTCTAAATCTAACATTGTATAAATAATAGTATCCTCTTCTAATGTTCCTATAAATTCTTTTCCTAATCTATCAGATACCTCTTGCCTTATCTTTGCATCTGGAAACAAGCATTTCTTATCATCTGTTCTAACTAATGAGAAGACATTGTAGTCAGCTGGATAGTTTGCAGCGATGTAGCTTGATGTTTTACCACCACTTAATGAATTAACTTTTTTCATAATGCTTCGTTGTAAATGATTTCTTGTCTTGTACTTGTCTATATATCTTATCTTCTAAACCTCCTTTTGAGAATATCCAATACACATCGTTTGTCTGTCTCTCTTTGGTTGTTAGTCTCTCTCTGCTTTGCCAATAGCTTGTTGCACTAAAATCAATATTGAAGTACACCAAGTAGTCTGCTTTTGATAGGCTGATGCCTTCTCTTCCACTTACTATCTGCAATGCTATGTTCTTATTGGTTGCATTAAACTCATCTAAGTTTGTTGTAAGTTGTTGCCCAAATACAGACTGCAACAACTTTAGTTCCTCTTTGAACTTATAGAAAATGCCTATCTTCTTTCCTTGAAACTTCTTCTTAATGAATAACCCTTTGCTATCATCTACAATAGCTGATGAGCCATCTTCTAACTTAATAGTACCAGAGTAAAGCTGGTGTACTTTCTGCATTAACTTAACTGGTGTATCTGCTAAGATCACTCCACCGTTTGAGCCTTCATATACTCTGTCTCTTTTCACTCTTTTAATGAGTGCATACGTTGTAGGTTTCATTTCAACGTGCAGTATGTGTTCGTTTACCTTAGAACTAAACCCAGCTTCTTTTTGTGAGAAGGAGATAATATGCTTTGATACTATCTGTCTTATTAGGTTCTGCTTGGCTACTGAGTAATCATTTACATCATATCCGTTTATCTTTCTTTTAGTTACATCCACATAACTCTTTGCCCATGCGTAAAATGACTTCTCCGTAAATGGAGAGTATGCACTGATCCAAAACTGATGGAAGATCTGAGAGAAACTCTCTGGTGTAGGTGTGCCACTTAATAAAATACAGTACTTCTTACCTACTATTTCTTTAATGCGTTTTGTTCTAACTGATGCTTTAGGGAAAGCAGCAAGTGAATGAGATTCATCTACAATTATTAGATCATACTCCTTTTCTACTTTATGCACCGCTTCAAAGTTGGTAACGTTAAGAGTATAGTTAGGCTTTAGTAACTTGTAGTCTGCTTCAATTGAAGAGATTGCTTTCTTCTTAGTAATAAACAGAACAGATATTATATCCATTCTATCTGCTATCCCTAAAGAAGTTAAGGTTTTACCTGTTCTCACTTCCATAGCTAACATAATAATGCGAAGCCTGGACAAACGCTTTGTACCCTCTTCAATTATATTTTGTTGGTATGGTCTAAACTGCATCGAAGATGTTTGTTTGGTTAACATTTGATTTTCTTTCTATACCTAATACTGTTTCAAAGATTGTTCTACCAGCTTCGTAGTCTACAAGGTTACGAGCCATTTTATTAGTAGGCTGACTTCCTTTGTATTTATAGAAATCGTAATCGTGAAACTCGCAAAGGTTTTTAACTTCATTTGTTCCTGTACTTATTCTAACTTCTCTATCAGTTAATTTGTTAGGTAAATTAAAGTTTGTCCAGTATAAATGTCTATGTCTTTTTTGAGCAGGTATTAAAGGTTCATAATAAGGGATTACGTTTTCTATAACATATTTACCATTATACAAATGTTTTAATAAAAGTATCTCCTCGTACAATTTCATGTCCGGATATTTCATTTTTATTTTATTCTTGTTAGATTGAACTAATCTACTATGTGTAGGACAAGGAGGCGAACTCCATATAAAATCAAACTCTTTGTAATGGTCTAATAAATATTGATGTGCATCTGCTATAATTACAGTATCATTAGGAAACCTTTCTTGGTATAATCTCGCAGCTTCTGGGTCTAACTCAACCGCAGTTACTTCAATGTCTTCTTTTACTTCGTTCCACTTGTATCGGTTACCACCTAGACAAGCATATAGATTTAGTATCTTCATAGGTTTAGACTGCAACATTCTGTTCGTTGTGTTGTGCGTAAACTTCCTTTAGTCTTTTCATTCTAATATCCAAAAGAATTAACTCAGCTTGTATTTGTTTTTCTGCTACATCTTTATTCGCAATGAAAAATTGTGATTCGATTTGTGAATACATATCTCTGAATCGAGCATCATATTGATATAAATCTTTTGCACTCTTAACATGGTGTATTAATGTAGCGTGATTGTAACCTAAGTATTTAGCTACTGGTGTATAAGAGAATCCCTTTACTTCCTTGTAAGCTAATAGTGAAAATATTTTTTTACAATCAACTATATTTCTTACTCTGCTTTTATCAATTGGATCAACATTAAAATTCTTAATAATTAAATTCCTTAATACTTCTAAATTTTCTATCATATCTTAAAATGGTATATCTTCTAATTCTATTTCTTTTTCTGTTTCTTTGAAACCTAAATCACACCATCTTGTGCCATGTGTGTTTCCATCATCATAACTTATATCTTTAAACTTTGCGTATTGTTTCAGCCAATTCTGAAAGGTTTTCTTTCGTAGCCATTTCTTATAATCTGTGTACTCTTCTACAAAGTCTTCAAACAGTTCCGCTTTAGATACTCTTGCTTTTCTTAACAAGGTGTTCTGATCATCTTCTGCCCATTCGTGAAATTCAAAAGATGTTGATGTAATAAACTTTCTTGTTTTTAAATTCTTTAGTTCTGGAGTTGCAAAGCCTAGCTTTAAAAACTTCTGTAGGTTTGAAATCATGTAGTTGTCAAATCGCAACCATTCATCAGTTGAGAAGTCATCCAGCAGCATTTTACCAAATTCATCAAATGGAGTATTCTTTGCGTTGTAGTGTTGTGCTAATTCAAGTTCCCACTTTCTTCTCTCATGTGAGTTTCCAGAGCCATTGATTGCGTAGTTGGTTGTAATAACAATCTTTGGCGATTGGTAGAAGTCTAATTTAATAGCATCTCTATTTTTCTTTTCAAGTGTGATCCCTTCTGTTATTAAAGAAAACAAACCTTCAAAATCAAACTTCTTCTTTACATCATCAAACACTAATACTTGTGTTGATGTTGTTACTACTTGATATGCAAATGATTTGTTTTTGTCAAAGGATTTACCATCCAATATAACTACCTTCTTTAAGTTTTTTAAAGCATCTACAATAATTCCTTTCCCTGTTCCTCCTTCTGGATTCTCTGAAATTACTTCATCGTTTAATATAACTGCTGGTGAGTAGCCTTTGTTTTTAAAACCATGCATCAAGTAACCAATAGTAGTTTCAAAACTTAATACATTGTTCTGATTGTCTCCAGAGATTCTTCTAATAAAAGTTTGGTAATCGTTTGTGTGGTTATCTGAGATAGAGAAGTCTCTATCTATTACACTATCCTTCCATACATAACCATCTAGATCAATGTACTTAATAGTATCTAAACCTTTTTCTGTAACTTCTACAATGCAATTCCTATAATAGCAGTATGCTGCTTCTCTAGTATCTTGCTTCATAGATACCGAGATAGCATCTAAAATGTTTAAATAATCTTCTTTAAAGTATCTAGTATTTACTGCTAAGAACTCATAAACCTCAGTTTGTTTAGATTCTTCCAACTCCTTTAATAATGTGCTTTTGATTTTGTCCTCTGTTGTGAAGTCTATTAAGTTAGATTCAACCTTTACAAATACAAAAGACTCAGAGCCTTCTGGATAGAATTTATAATATCCTTTCTGCCTTAAATAGTCTTTAAGTTTTTTGGATATAATAGTAACCTTTCCTTTTGAGGAGATAGACCAAAAGATATCAATAGACTCATTCTCTTTAGCCTCTGTGATTACAGTATCAATATCGCTTGGGTCATAACCACGAACAACAAGTTCTTTAGTTAACTTCTCTTCTGACACCCCAGATAAATACTGTCTATTTACATAGTCTGTAATTTGGTTATCCTCAAAGTACTTGGTATCAAATGTAGATTTGGTTTTTCTGTAAGCGGATTGAATAGTTCTTTGGATTTCTTTCTTAGTAAAGTCTTCCTCTATAAACTTATTGAAGTGAGATTCACAACCATATTGGTCAATACCAAATTCAGAGAAGGCACAAGCTAACTTAAAGATATTAGAGTTTCTTTCTCCAGATACATTACCAAAGTTTTTATCAAACCATTTGTCTAGTCTCTTTATAATTTCTCCTTTCTCTTTTAGAGGAACTTTAAAAGAATCTGTATCATGGTATAAATATTCTTTAGTATCTATGATTTCCTTAAAAACCTCTGATTCTTTATTTACATAAATATTAGGATCAAAAGATTCATAACATACCCTACTAACATCACTTCCAGATATATCGAAGTGTGAGGTGTTAAAATACTCTTTTAGAGCATCAAAGTATTTCTTATGATTATGAGTTTCAGCTGGTATTTTAACCAACACTTTTAACCCATTTCCAGAAGGAGATATAAAGCAACAATATACAAATTTATCTTGTAAGAAACTAGCTTTAAAGTCTAATAAATCTTGGTTATTTTTAAAATCATCAAAATCTAAACAAACCAATCCAGAGTGTTTAATTATCTTCTTTGCTGAACGTTCTCTAAAAGTTCCAGAGAAGCAGATGGAAGGTAAATTCTTTTTTAGTTCTTGTCTGTTCTTCTTTTCCTTTTCATTTCTTATAGCTGAAACCTTCTCTTTAGAATCCCCATTTTTAATCCGTAACAACACATCATCAATATTCAGATGATAAGGTGTATTGGTTTCTTTTATGTTCTTAAAAAGCGTGATTGTCATTTTTTTATTATTTTGCAACACTTTACTGTTGCGTTAGTACACTTTATTTTATAAAGTGTTGCGTTAACAAACCCTTATGTTTATTAGGTTTTTACCTCTCAACAACACTTGCAACACTTTAAAAAAATTTTTGAAAAACTTTTTTTTTTTTTATTTTTTTTTTCTAGAGAAATCTAGTTTGATATAAAAAGTGTTGAAGTGTTGCGTTTTACATCTTATTGAGTATGTTTAAAAACTCTTCATTTGTAATAATATGTACAGATCTTAGTTCCTTGAACCAATCCAAAAAATTCTGCATTTTTTCTACTTTATTCATGTTAAAGATTCTTTATAACAGTTTTTACTACAATATCCATAGTCCGTATCAATAGGAGTTTGGCACTCCTCACATTCTCCTTCGTACTCACTATCTTTCAAGTGTTCGTGCAATTGGTTATCGAATGCTTCCATTAAAAAAATCTATTAGCTTGAAAATCTGCTTCTGTTTTCTTTTCTATCAAAGAAATTATTGCTTGCATCCCTTCAAAAAAGGATAATAGTTCTCTTGTTGTTTTGTCTTCTGCATGTTCTGCAGCCAGTTTTAATTGTGTCTCTCTTGTGATTTTCATGATTATTTACTTTACAATTAATGAGTTTTTAGTATAACTTACTTTAGGCATTTCAACTACTTCACCATCTTCTGTGCCTACAAGTAAATTTCTTTGCATAGCTAAATAGGCTTGTTTGCTTTTAGCTTCTACTTCTTTCTTTTGGTTTTCCAATTCTTGCCACTCTTCAATATGTTTGAAAGAATATCGAATGCCACCGTTTCTTTTTTCGAATGAGAAACCAGAATCTTGAAAAGTTTTCTCGGAGTATAGATCAGCCTCATTAAAAGCAATTTCTTCAATTTGCCTTATAGCTTCTGCATAAAGTGCTTGACACTTTTTTAAGTTCCCATAAGTAGAGAGGGCAGCAACGTTGCCCTCTTCTACTTCTGTTAAGAGATGCGCAACCTCTTGTTCACGCATCTCAAAAAAGAATTCCTTACTCATTAGAAGGGTACGTTTTCGATTTTATCCTCAACTAAAGCTGGTTCTTCTACTTTCGTAGCTTCATCTTTAGCAAGATATCCATCCATGTAGCTTTCTAATTCGTTGGCTTTTGCTTCTACTATCTTAAATTCGTAATCTGTTAAAGAAGTGTTGAATTTAAAGTTTGGTGTAGAATAAGAAACCATTCCTTTCTTGTGGTCTTCTGCATCCTCTATTGTTACCCATTCATCTTTCAATCTTTTCCAAGCACCTTTCTCAGTAAATTGAGACCACTTAGAAACTGCTGCACCTTTAAAAGAGATGTTTATTAAGTTTCCTTCTTTGGTTACTGCATAAATAGATTTGTTGTAATTACCACCAGCAGCATTAACTGCTCCTTTGATGTCTGAATAAGTACCCTTTGCAATCACTCTACCTTTGAAAGTTTTTACTTCAAACTCTTCTGCACTAATTTGTAAGATTTCATTTGAATAAATACCAGTCTGGTCAGAATCAGAGAACCCCTTGATTGTATGGAATTCCTCTAATACTAAAAAAGTTAATGGAAGTTTTACTTCTTCGTTTTGCTTTAACTCTTTATTATAAAAGCTAAAACTCTTGTTGTTACTTTTCCACTCTAAAAACTTAGAGGTTGGATTTGTACTCTTTGGTTGTCTTGTTAAAAAACCCATGTCAATAATTGTTTAATTTAGGACTGAAATTTGTGGCAGCCTCGATCCACGTCAATAATTTTTCTGTTTTTGTAACTTCAAGAACTTGTTAATACCTACTCTTGCTTCTTCTATTGAAAGCCCTTTGTTTGCTTTTGGTTTTGATGCTTTTACTCCTAGAATTAAACGTGCCTCGTTCTTCGCTTTAACTGAAAGCGTTGGTAAAAGGTTTATTATTTGTTGTTCCAGTGCAGTCATTTTAAAAAGGCAATCTTTCTCCTTCTGTTTCGATAATATTCATCATCTCTTCAAAGCATTCTAACTCATATTTATAAGCCAATGTTAGAAGAACTGTATCTTCTAAATTTGTATCGCTTTTTTCAAATGCGTTATAAATAATCTTGTTGAAGGTTTCCTTTGTTTTGGAGTCTGTGGATAAATTTGTTTTAGACATCATTTCCACTAAGTTTCTTTGAATTGTAATCATTTTGTATAATTTAATTTTTATCTTATTTTTTATCAAAGACTGCAACCCATCTCTATTCTCTTTCATTACCCTCCAACTTATAGAGATAGATTCAGACTCTTTATAATCATTCTAAATAACAGTATATAGTTGTACTATTATTAGATTTTTTGCACTAATTATTGTACATTTACTAACAATCTTTCAACAAAGATACGATGTTTTACGGTTAAAAACCAATGTTTTTTAAAAAAAAAATATTATGACGTTCGAAGAATCCTTAAAATATATTAAGGAAAATAAATACTCAGCATACGAAATATCAAAGGAGACAGGGCTTAACGAGGCATCGTTAAGAAAATTATTTGCTTCTGAAAATGCAAAACCTCAAAGAAAAACTAGGAATAAAATTATTGATTTTTGCGAAATTAAGTCAAAAACAGATGGAAAAGCAATGGTTTTGGATCTGGAGGAGGTAAAAAGAATGGAGGATTTAGCATCTGATGTGATAAAAAATCACACGAAATTGCTACAAACAGAAATGTACAGTTTGTGGTTTGAAGTTGAAAGCCAAAAAAGAGTTATTGAAATCTTAAAAGAATAGTATTTAGTTCTTCTTTTGTTTTGGTTTTTTTAAGGTTTTTTATTATTTCTTTATTTATTGCAATTTCTTTCCTGTACTCTTCTAATTTTTTATGGGGCATATATCTTATTTCTTAACTCTATAAAAGTAGTAAAATTAATTGTAACAAGCAACTAATAATCCATCAAAAACTAACAAATTATTAACAAGTTGCATTAAAACAAAAATTATAGCCGTAACACTAAAAGTAACAGTTTTAACTGTTTAGGGATAAAAAATAAAACACTAACTATTTGTAAATCATTGGTTTAACTATTTTTAAGATTATACCTCACAATTCATAACCCTGAGGTCACGGGTTCAAATCCCGTTCTCGCTACAAATTAAAATTTTAACCAAGTTGCTCATAGTAAGTATTTTAAGTACTAAAACTTAACATATTTTACTATGGGTAAAAAGAAAAACAAGAGTAAACGTAACACTAAAGGTAACAGTTTAGCATCGTTCTTATCCACTACCAATAAAATGAAGAAGAAATACACCATTTCCCTTTATACTGGCGGAGTTAATGTCAAAGATTGGGATATTCTCACAAAAGCAGAAAAAAGCAAAGCACTTAAAAAATCATGGTGTCTTATTTGGTTTTTTAGAAATCCTAAAACAGACTTACTAGAAAGACAAACAAACTATAAGGGTGGTGTAAATAGGCTTCGCACGATGTCTTTACGATATGATTTTTTAAAAACAAATAAAAAAGCATTAAAAGAATCCATTATTAATGGCTGGTCTCCTTATAATGACAACCAAGATAATTTTGAGTTAAACGAGTCTAAAGAAATACACTCAATAAAAGAAGCATTAGATTTAGCTTACAACCATTCAAAATTAACAGTTGCAAAGGTAACATCTTCGAGTTACAGAACAACCAAGAATCAATTCATTGAATTTATAGGTGCTAAAAACTCAATTAAAGACATTAACGAGTTAAACAAATCTGCAGTTTTAAAATTCTTAAACCACAAATTAAAGGAAACTTCTGCAAGAACCAGAAACAACTCAAAAGCATCTTTATCTGCTCTTTTCTCAATAATGGAAAATCAGCTGGATATAATTGATAGGAATTTTATTAAAGATATTAGTAACGAAAAGACCAAAGCAAAAACAGATAGGACTTTTACAAAAAAAGAATTAAAAGAAATTGTTGATTGGTTAAGAAAGAATGATCCCTACCTATTATTATACATCCGATTTGTAGCATATTCATTTTTAAGACCAGTTGAAGTAAACAGATTAAAAGTGAAAGATATAAACCTGGAGGAAAGTTTACTGTATTTCAAAGCGAAAAACAAACCATTAAAAGTAAAGAGAATACCAAGTATATTTATAGAGGATATAAAAGCTATGAATTTACATTTATATAATAAGGAGGATTTTCTATTTACAATGAATGATAAACCTTCTGATTGGGTTTCAGATGATAACTCAAAAAGAGATGCCTTTTCTAAACGTTTTAAAGTTGTAAAAGATAAATTTAATTTAGGTGCAAAATATGGTCTCTATTCATTTAGGCACTCCTTTATAACTAATCTATTCAGAACCCTAAGAACAACCGAGAACAAAAGTTACTCAGAAGCAATAGAGTTCTTGCAGCCAATTACAGGACACGAAACAAGAGAAGCATTAGAGAAGTATATACATACGCATGATATGGATATCCCTAAAGATTGGTCTGATAAAATAGACTTTATATTATAAGTGCATTGGTTCGTTTATTGCGTACTTACCACCAAACACAACTGCAACTCCAATAGCTGGTTTCTTAAAGTGCTTTCCGTATGCGAAAGCATAAAGTTTGCTATCTATACCACAACCAACTGCACAACCAAAGACTTTATAGTTAGCACCAACCGCAAACTCTGTAAACATTTCAGTATGTCTATGCCCTTGAACAGTTGACATCATATCATCTTTAGCCTTCTTTGTGGCTCTTCCAGACTCTCCGTGTATATATTGTACACCATCATAAACAAAACGAGTATCAAAATTCCATTTAGGAGTTTCTAATACTTCTGCCATTCCTTTTATCCATCTCTTAGGCACTCCAGAACTAAATGCCTTTCTTGTAATAATACGGTCGTGATTTCCAATACATACATCAGCTTTAGGAAATGCTTTATACCATCTGCTTAATTTCTTAATGGCTAAATCTAATTCATCCCCACCACCCATTCCATCTGGGTCTGGTTCATGAAATGACGAATAGTGATTATCTATCACATCTCCAATAAAGATAACTTTGTTACAATTGTGTTTTGAATATACTTCCTTGCAATGTTGTAGATAACCCTCTAAGCAGAACGGTTCGTGCAAGTCTCCAATTACTAAAATTCTTTCCTCCTTCTTGATTAGATTTTTATAAGCCTTTAATACATTGCCTTTTAATCTTGGTCTTTCTTCTTTTCCCATATATATATAATGAGAAAAATGCTTAAATTTATTTTATATACTTAGATAAAATTTTTCTAGCGAAAGATCTAAACCCAAGAACATCAATAATAATAGCACCTAATACGTATTTATACCAGTCTGGTAATTGGTTTAAATTCTCATAAGAAAGCCTAATATCTTCGGATAAATTCACAAAATTATTTTCTTTGTAGGCTATAATAAAAGGAGTAACAGTTGCTATAATAACTGGTATTAAAAATAGATAGGTTACTACTTCATCTTTTAAACTGTGCCTTTTGTCTTGTGCAGTTCTTAAATCAATTTGGTTATCTGAATCAGTATTAGAAAGGATCCTATCGACATTTGCTTTTGTTTGTGCTTCTATAATTGCAAAATCTTGTTCTTGCTTTAGAGTCTTTAGTTTAGCTTTGTTCTCCAAGAACCCTTTTCCGATACCTAATAAATTCCCTAATAAACTTAATATACTCATATCTTAAAGGTTTTCTCCCCAACGGAATTGTATCTGAAAAAAGAATAAAAATAAATTAACTTCTTTAAAATCAAAATCATCCTCTTCCTCGTAATGCTGATATCCTAGCATCATTGCATTTGGCATTAATAAAATTAAATTTATATCCATATTATTTTTTAAAGTTCCACCTAGCTTTTTTGTCTCTTATATCTACGTGTGTAAAAGTGTTGTAAGAACCTAAACCACCAATATAGAAACCACCTAACATTTCATTTGTCAGCATATTCTCTATAATAGATACAACTTCATCTGGTGTAAATGTGTCTATTGTGATATCTGCTGCTTTACCTAATTTGTGTTGGCTCTTTTTAGAACCTTTTACAATGTTATCGTTATAGTCTGGAGATCTGTAAGCACTATTTATTCTAATAGGCTTTCCTACATACTCCCTAATCTTTTGTAATTGGATAGCTAATAGTTTCACATTTTCTAAAACATCCAAAGGCATCTCTTCACCACTTTTACATTCAAATTCTGACTTGCTAAAATTATTTGTTAGTTTCATTCTTACTACTCATTTTAAATATTTTCAATACAGTATATGCAATAGAAACAACTAATAAAGTTATTTTTAACCATTGTTCAATATTTGAAAAGCTAACGGTAAACGTTAGTAGATTAATTGCTCCTATTTTTATATCT